TAGAGCAAAAGCTAAAGGTAATAAAAAAGGAAAACAATTTGTTAAACAACCAAAACGTATAGCTAAAAAAACAGCGAGGTATAGATAATGGCTAAAACAGCAGCATGGCAACGTAAAGAAGGTAAAGATCCTAAAGGCGGATTAAATCGCAAAGGTGTAGCATCTTATAGACGTGCTAATCCTGGATCTAAATTAAAGATGGCAGTAACAACTAAACCATCTAAATTAAAACCTGGATCCAAAGCAGCTAAACGAAGAAAATCTTTTTGTGCTAGAATGTCAGGTATGAAAAAAAGATTAACTTCTGCTAAAACAGCTAGAGATCCAAACAGCAGAATTAATAAAGCTTTAAGAAAATGGAATTGCTAGTATGTGGTTATCTGCTATTAAATTAGCTTTTGATGCCGCTGGTCATATTTATAAAAATAGACAGCAAACTAAAATGCTTATGTCTGATGCTCAAATGCGTCATGCAGAAGCTATGGCAAAAGGTGAAAAAGAATTTCAAGGACAATTGCTAGAAGCAAGACAGTCTGATTGGAAAGATGAGTTTATTTTAATTTTGCTAAGTTTACCAATAGGATTATTAGCTTGGGCAGTATTTAGCGAAGATCCTGCTGTTATGGAAAAAATGAAATTATTTTTCCAATACTTTAGTGATTTACCTTTTTGGTACCAAACAATATTTGTTGGTGTAATAGCTAGTGTATATGGATTAAAAGCAACTGATTTAATTAAAAGAAAATGAAACAAAGACATGATGATTTATTGGCTAAATACTCTAAAGAAATTTCTAAAGAGAAAAAGAACAAAAGTATATTTAAAAATTTTGGCGTTGTGGATACTTATAATCATGGCACTACAGGATATAGGATAAAAGAAGGAAGCAACAAAGATAAAGTTGTTGGTCATATTAAACTTAAGGGGAAAGAAATATGAAGATAGATTTGAAATGGATTATTGGAGTATTTGGAACAGTTTTATTATCTCTTTCTACATGGGTGTTACTAAGTGTAGTTCAATTAAAAGAAGATACTTCTTTAATTAAAGGAGAACTATTTCAAATTAACCAACAATTTGGTAGAGTGTATAATCACATGAATGAAATGTTAAGAAAGCGAAGTTATTAATGAAACACTGTATTTATAAATTATACGCTGGATTTTGTTGTTTATTAAAAGATTGTAAATGTATTCAAATTAATCCATTTAAATACGTTGGTAAATAATAAGAAATTATTAGTTGTTGGACATTGCGATATATGCAATGAAAAAATATTTACTGATAGTTCTTTTGTAGTAATGGCAAGCAGAAAAAAATTCTGTTTTGATTGCTATGAAGAATCTAGTAATCTCTCTTTAAAATCATCTCCAAATAGTGAATAGCTTTGAGTATATCTTCTTTGCCACCCTTATAAGTGTGTCTGCATATATATTTTATTGCGTTGCCTTCTGCAAATAATAATTTATTTTTATTAATAAATTCAGCAGGTTGTATAGCAAAGTTTTGATAATGCGATCCGCCTATTTGTTTATCTAATACATCCATAAAAAACTTAGGGTTTGTCATTTAATTTAATTATCTTTTTGTTTATACCAGTATGATACAATATATCAAACTGTTCTTGTGTAAATTGATATTTACCTACATAAATTAGATTCTTTATTTTATCTCTAATATATTCTGGATTATATCCAGCTAGATCAACTATTAAACAAAAGTCATCAGACATATTTAATAACCAATCTATAGCTTCTTTTTTGTATTTAAGATATTTTTTATCTAATCCTTTATAATCAGCATCTTCAATTGCTTGATATATGACAGAACAAAATAACTTTTTTTCTTTATTTTCTATAAAGGTTTTTGTTTGTAGAATCTTCACAAAGGACTTCATATGTTGTTCTTGTTTTACCACTTGGTTCAGATTTCCATTTTAAATCCGAAATTTTTAGTGATTGAAATTTATCCTTTGCTTCTTTTTCATTATTTGCTTCTATTTCAACTAAGCCACACAATGTGGTGTAATGTTTAAATAAAAAAATCACAAGTTATTCTTTCTTCTACTAGCTTCTAATGTTCTCCAAACATCAATAATTAATTGTTCTTTTGCTCTTTTATTATCAACTATATTTACTTTTTCTGCAAGTGCAGCTTTTTCTTCAATATGTCTTTTATATTCATCACTAGCATAATATCTATGTTCTTTTAATGTTACTGATGAATCACTATTGTTATTTACAATATGCAAAGCTTTTTCTCTTTTAGCTTTGTCTTTTAAATACTCTAAACCAGAAGAATACTTTGCTTGTTCTTCGTCTGTTTCAGATATAAATTTTAATGCTTCCTCAAGTCTTTTTTCTGTTATCATCTTTTTTAACCCTTTCATATTCCATGTTTAAATTACCAACATTCCAAAAGTTAAGTTTTACAAATTTAAATAATTTTTTCTTAACATCTTGTATTGTTTCTTCACCGCAATGAGTATTCCATGTTATCTTACATTTATAATTATTCATGGTTTATTTCAAATGGTATATCAACTAATTTGTATGGTTTACCAAACTTAGATTCAAATACTCTATCTTGTGGTTTATACAATTTTAATTGATCTGCGTTTAAGGTAACTGTTTTATTATTAAATTTTATTTCAATACCACCTTCTTTGATTGCTGCTTTTTGTTCATAATCTCTAATAGATGCATATTTACCTTGCCACAATTTCTTAACTACTTTTACTAACATAAGTTCCTTTCTTTGTACCACCTAGACAGGGGAATCTAGGTGGCACTGTTTAAACATTAAAAGGGAATATCTTCCCCAACATTTTGAGCAGACAAGATTTTTTTAGCAATCTTATCCATCTCAGTATATATAGACTCATATTCTGTAACTTCTTTGTTAGGTAACACAGAAGACAACAAATTAGACATAGTAAGTCTATATTTTTCTTTCCATTGATCAGTAGAATTGCTTGCAGACTGACCATTAGAAACTGGTTTAGCTGTAGGCATTGGACTTGGTGCAGGACTACCTTCTGTAGCATTATTCCAATCCATTGGATCTATTTTAATACAAGATTGATTATTTGATCCTGGTTTTTTAATTTTATAACCAGTAACCTTTATTCTATCTCCTTTATTCATTTGCCTACAATTTTGTGGAACAAATAATTTTCTTTCTGATTGATCATCTAATTTAACTGACAACCAATACTTAACTGGGTTTTCGCTGTCATGAATGTCTTTTAACCCCTGTATCGTAGCTTCATACGATTCAACATTTTCACTCATAGTTCTCCTTTTGTTTATTTTGTTAATTATGGTTTTTAAATTTTCCATATTGTATTCCAAATATCAGTAGCAAATTTCTTAGCTTCTGTCATTCCTTTTCCCCAACGGAAATTATCCATAGTTAAGGGAAACATTTTTACAACATCTTCTTTAGATTTAGCTACTGTACAAATATGTTCGATTGTGCGAAATACTTGTATTAAGTCTATATCTGGAATCCTGTCTATCATATCAATTGCTTCTTGGTCTTTTGCAGACGCATACAATAACATAGTAGGTTTATTGTAAATGCGTTTGTATAAATATTGTTGTCTGACATCTGATCCTTTTGGATACCAATTAGCATCTAATTTGCCAGACTTTAATCTTTTAAGATAAGCAGTAGCTTTAGTATCTATAATTACATCTTCAAACTCAAAGTCAGTAATACATTTAATAGGTTTAATTAAACCACTTTGATTAACTATCTTTTCGTTTTGATAGCTAATTACTTTACCAAATTCTTTTAATGAATTAGTAAACTTTACAGCTATTTCTTGACACCAATGAAGTTCTTCACATTCTATTTCTTCGGCATCTGTTTTAGTATCATTAGCTTCTGCATATAATCTTCTAAATGCTGATTCTGCACCAGATCTAATAAGATCTTCTGTTTCCCCTTTTAATCCTTCTTGTGCTGCTTCCTCAGCAGCTAATCCCATTAACATTCTTGCATTAGCTGGTTCTTTATAATTAAATAGTTCTGTTATAATCCAATATGCTGGACTATCTATAAAGGCATTGCCTCTACTAGCACTATGTCTGTAGTCTTCTCTTAGTATCATTTTTTCTCCTTTTATGTTTAAAACAAATCAATTATTTACACAGTAGTGAAATAATTTGATTTGGCAATCTTTTTATTATAGTGTTTTGAAATGCAAAAAACTAAAAAGTTTCGCAGTAAAAAGTATTTGCAATGGGTAGCTGAAAAACCTTGTTTACTTTGTATGTATGAACCATGCCAAGCACACCATATTACAATTGCTGAATTGCGTGGATGGGGTCAAAAGGTTTCAGATAACTATACAATCCCCTTATGTTATAAACATCATCATTTATTACATATGACAGGTGAACGTAAGTTTTGGCAAAAACTAGGAGTTAATCCTAAGTTTTATGCTGAATTATTATTTAGTACATATAATCATAACAAATTAGAGTATGAT